TGGCTTGTCAAGCAGCTTATCACCCGCCTAGATGACCGCATCGACCCAACCGATGCCATCGCCTCCGGACTCCCATCAATCATCGCCCAGAACGTGATGAGCAAGTTGATGGGCGGTGCTCAGGGCGGTCCTCCACAGGAAGGTGCTGGACCACAGGGCGGAGCAGACAATCAGGAAGCTCCTCCGCAGGGACCACCCCCAAGCGGCCCTCCTTCATCCCTCCCTCAGATGGGTGGCGGAATGGCAATGCAGTAATAATATTGAGACATGTTTTTGTCTGATGAATATGTTGACAGCGTAAGGCAATCAGCCTACATTAACCGGCATGACGATCATTGAAGCGTCGGATTCGTCGTCCGAACAAATACCAAACCTTGACAGTGCAGCCACCGAGCAATCGGCGGATGCAGTAATCGAACAGAGCGCAGAGCAAACGACTGATACGCTCGCAGTCAGCAACGAGGACGCAAAACCCTCATCCCTTCTCGACCTCGTTAAAGACGTGGTAGCGAAGAGCGAGGCCGAAGCACCGTCCAGCTCGGAGGCAGAAGAATCGGATTCTCCCGAATCTAGCGATACTAAGAAACCGGCCGATCAGCCGTCGAGTGACGAAACTGACAGCAAGGACGAAGTAAAGCCAGAAGACGATGAGAAGCTCCCGTTTCATAAGCACCCACGCTTTCAAGCAGTAATTAGGGAAAAGAACGCCTATAAGGCCGAAGCAGAGGCTTTCCAAGCCGATGCTACCCAGTTCCGTGCTATCTCAGACTACATGACCCAAAACGGACTCACTCCGGATCAAGTCAATGATGCTTTCGAGATGGCCGCGGCATTGAGAAATGACCCATTGAAAGCGAGAGAAATGCTGCTCAAGACCATTGAGCCTCTCAATATTCTTGCGGGAGAAGTCCTGCCGGATGATGTGAGTCAAATGGTTGAAGATGGCGACATGAGTGAATCCGCGGCCAAGGAATTGGCAAAGGCTCGCGCTCGCATCGCCATACAAGAACACCAGCAAAGAGAATCCCTGGAAAACCAGAAAATGATCTCCGAGCGAAATGTTCACCAGCAAATCACCAGTGCAGTTGAAACATGGGAACAGCAGGTTGCAGCACGCGATCCCGACTACGAAGCCAAAAAGGCGCTTGTTTTCAAAAACATCCGACTTGCGCACATTGAGCGACCAGCTCGCACCCCGCAGGAAGCCGTGGCTATTGCCGAAGCAGCCCTAAAGGAAGCGACCGAGATCCTATCCAGTGTGATGCCAAAACGGACAGCAATGAAACAGCCAGTTTCCACGCAGTCAGCAAGTCACGCAAAGCCTCAGCCTAAAAGCCTGAATGATGCGGTCTCACTTGCTCTCAATTCATAACCTCAAACGAACCAAACATTATGGCACTTAACCAAGGACAAATGGACGCGGTTGCAAGCTACGCTCTGGATTATTATATCAAGGGCGACGCTTTCGATCAAAGTATTCAAGACAAACCTCTTCTCGCAGCGATTCGCGGCAAGCAGAAGACATTCCCCGGTGGCAAAGGAAAAATCTCGATCCCAGTGGTCGGTGATTATCTGGACAGCGACGCAAACTTCTTCAAAGGATTCTCCTTCGATGATAGCGTTACCTTCCAGAATCCGAATGCCGTCAAACGCGCAGCTTACGACTACTTTGAAATTCATGCTGGTATCAGCGTGACCTTCACTGAGTTGAAGCAGGACGGCATCAGCGTATCTGATAGCGCCTTCGGTGAGAAAACCACCAAGGTTTCTGGACGTGAGCAAACCGCCCTTACCAACCTTCTTGAGCATAAGCTCAGCTCGATGAGCGAAGGCTGGAGCCGCAAGATGAACCAGATGTTCTGGCGCGATGGCACTCAGGACTCCGGCAAGCAAAGCCCAGGTATCCTCGCCTTTATTGTTGATGCGCCTTCCACCGGCACGCTCGGTGGTTTGTCCCGCTCAACCAATACTTGGTGGAGAAACCGCAACAACCTTGGCATTTCCGCCGGGTCTGACAACCTGACTCAAACTCTCCGCCAGGAAGTTCGTCAGCTCACCCGTTACGGCGGCAAGCCAAACCTCATCCTTTGCGGATCTAAGTTCCTTGATGCCCTCGAAAAAGAGGTCGCAACCAAGTCGCTTTACTCGCAGAGCGGTGTCGCAGGTTCCAAGAACATCGCCTCGCCTAGCGTGACGGTTACTGGTATCGGCACATTCGTCTATGACCCAACCCTCGATGACCTCCAAGGCATCATGGGCAACGCAATCGACTACTCGAAACGTTGCTACATGATCGACACGGATTCCATCTGCGGTTACGTCATGGAAGGTGAAGATAACAAAGTCCACGCCCCAGCGCGTCCAGAGAACAAGTATGCTCTCTATCGCTCGATGACATGGACCGGTGGCCTCACTGCAAAACGTCTCAACAGCTCCGGCGTCTATTCGATCGCCTAAGTATCACTGGAGGGGGTGGTTACAGCCATCCCCTCCTTTTCTTTCTTTTCACAAACACATCAAATAAATATGCAAACTTGCTCAGTCCTAGTAGCCCTTAATGGCTCAAATGATACCGTCATCCTCAAGGAAGGCGTCACAGTTCCGGAAGTCGTCGTTTTGATGGCAGGCCATGGTCGCCACTCAGTCACCCGTGTCCCAGGAACCGTCAACACACTCGATGCGGCATTGACCGCCAAAGTGGAATGCGACCGTCTTGTTCGATGCTACGGCGAAGAAACCGTTACAATCGCATTCGGCGCAAATCGTTTTAACCTTAATCTCCCAGAAGATTTCGACGCGATTGATTTCAATGAAGTTGACCCCTATGCCGGAATCGCTCCTGCTAACAAAGAGGTTGAAGAAGTTAATCCCGAGGAAGTAAAGCCTGCTGCAAAAAAGGCAGCTAAAAAATCCGTCACCCCATTCGACGCTTAACCAGCAACAACCATGCCCATCCTCACTTTAGATGAACTCGTTACCGCCGTTCGGGCGGAAATCGGCGACTCGACCGATATGGCGATGGGCGTGGATGCCTTGCCTGGCATCCGTCAGATGCTCAAGCGAATCCAAGAGACTTACTTTGAAGATTTTGATTGGCCTCACTTGAAAGTCTTTCGCGAGGAAGAGATCCTCGCCAACCAAAACATCTACACGTTCAACTCTGATGTTGACTCACGCCGGATCTACGGCGCATGGGTAAGAGACAACGACACATGGACACCGATGGAATACGGGATTACCCCGGATCTTTACAACTCATCCGATCCAGAAGAAGGAGAAACCGAAACCACTCCGCTTCGCTGGGATTTTGCAGAAAATAATCAGTTTGAAATCTGGCCGGTGCCGAGCGACCCAACTCGCATCCGCTTCCGCGTGATGAAGCAGCTTGCGCCATTGGTAGCAACGACCGACAAGTGCGAGCTCGACTCTAACCTATTGATCCTCACGGCAGCAGCAGAGCTCCTCGCGCGCGCGAAGTCAGCAGATGCTCAGCTCAAACTATCAATCGCTACTTCTCATTACAACCGACTGAAAGGCCGCTACATCAAGAACAGAATGTTCGTGAATGGCCAATCAGATACTGAAGAACGTCCTAAAAACTGGACAATCAGAGTCCCACGATAATGGCATTTGTATTCGTCAACGCATTCAAGAGTGGGCTGGATGCCCGACGCAGCCGCATCACCGCTCAGCAGGGGAGTCTATCGGTAGGCAATAATATCCACATCAACCGTGGAGGCGAAATTGAAAAACGGAAGGCTTTCGTTCCTTTTGCAACTCTTCCGGCGGATCAGACAAAAGGATTGTGGGCAACTAAAAACGGCATCTATGTCTTCGGCAGTGCTGTTAGTCCAACTGTTCCAAGCTCTGTTCGCTACCAACAACTTGTTGCGCCTGGTGGTCCCGATCTTTCAGAGATCCTCAGTGTGGACACCTACAACGGCGTTCCGTATGTGGTTGCAAAATTTTCCGATGGATCAGTGCATCACTATTACAACGGCGCTCGCATTACCGACTGGGATGTTATTGCGCCAGCGATTTCCGACATCGACACTCTTGGCCAATCACTTGCTGAGCTCATATCTACCGACCCAGCAGTAGATGCAACCTACAATACAGGCACTAACAAGATCACAGTCACCGGATCATCGCACAATACTCCTTTCACGATAAGCTCAAGCGTAAGTAACGCAGCAGGAGGATTTGATAATTACACCACAGTGATAATTACGCACGAGGCAACAGCAAGCCAACATCAGATTGCCACCGTGGAGTTAATTGGTGGATACAACCCAGCTTTCGATGCAAACGAGTCATGGGAAGTTATCATCAATAACACTCCCTACCGCGTCACCCCATCAGCATCCGGAACCGGAAACTCAGCTCGCACCTTCCGCGGCAAAGTCTATGCCACCGTGCAGGGCACGCTCTATTTTTCCGACGTGAATAATCCAACGCGATGGACGACTACGTTTACCAATTCCGTTGGCAAAAAAGAAGATACTTTCGCCGGGTTTGAAAGCCTTTCATCTCAAACTGGAGGAGCTGATACACTAATCACCACAGCACCATACCAAGGATTCCTTGCAGTGTTCGCTCGTCGAGCCACTCAAATATGGCAAGTGGTAGCAGGTGATCCATCGGACAACCTTCCAAAGCAGATTCTCGATAACGTCGGTGCAATGGCTCCCCGCAGCGCCATCAACTTCGGTGAGATGGATGTGTTCTTTCTTTCTGATACCGGCGTGAGATCACTCCGCGCTCGCGACGCATCCAATGCAGCGGTGGTATTTGACGTTGGCACCGCGGTAGATCCGCTCGTCATCAATCAAATGAATAGCCTCACTGAGGCCCAGGCAATGCGCTCTTGTGGCGTAGTGGAGCCTCGTGAAGGTCGCTACATGCTCGCCATCGGCAGCAAAGTTTTTGTCTATTCATTTTTCCCAGCTTCATCAATTTCCGCATGGACCACCTATGAACCAGGCTTCACAGTCGAGGACTGGGCAGTTTTTGGAAATCAACTCCTATGCCGGTCAGGCAACGAGATTTACATTTATGGTGGCGTGAGCGGTGATGTGTATGACGACAGCCTTGCCAAGGTAGAGTTGAGTTGGTTATCTGCCGACCGTCCTGGCAATAAAAAGAAATTCAAAGGGATTGATATTGGATGTGAGGGGAGCTGGTCAATCTCCTATTCCACCGACCCTGCCACCGATAGCTACGCACTCGCTGGATCAGTTGAGCTTTCAAACTTCCATCTTCCAAACTTTAGAATTGGAGCTTC